GTATTTACATATGATGATGGTCTAAAGTCTTCATCTTCATTTGTAACCTCTCCACCAATACCAACTTTTTTACCAGCATTCCCTCTATATTTTGGTGAAACCCAAGTAAATCCTCCTTCAATACCACCTCCGTTACTATATGTAGGTCCATTCGCACCAAGTCTAACTGATTGACCCGGCCCTTCATATAATTGAGCTAATTCAGATGGTCCATAAACTGGTGATTGTTGTTCAATACCAAATTGATTAACAGGAACATCACCTACAGGTGAAAAAACTTGAGATGGATTAGAATTAATACTTCCAACATAAAAATTACTGTTGTCTGAAACCGTACCCAAAAGAGTCCCTCCTAACCTTTGGAAAAAGTTTCTCGGAAAATTCGGCTTATATCTGTTGAAATCAATGTTCTTGAATAGTCTAGACCTTTGTCCTGCTCCCATGTTGTTGAACATGATTTGAGATCCTGTCTCTCCACCTCCCATTAATCGATTAAAAAACTTTCCAACACCACTTCTTCTGAAAGCATTACCTAACTGTTGAATAGTTGTAGGTTGTCCTAATGTTACATTAGGATCGAAATACGAACCAGGTATTGGAGACACAGGTAAAATACTACCAGCCAATCTCAACGCAAAGTTAGTCGCGGCTAATACTGGATTCGCAGTTACCGTAATTGTATAAACAGGTTCTATAATTGGGACAACACCTGTTAATATATTAACTAAGTCTGTTCCACTACTAACATTAAGAATGTTTGCCCTACCTAATGTATCTTGTCGTATTTGGGCAGCAATTCTTTGTTCAAACTCTCTTCTCAAAGTTTGTGCTCCTAAACGAGCAATAAATGAATCTTGACTTAATAAACCATTACTTCCACTTGGATCTGGTGACAATAATATTGATACAGGTGTATAATTGGAAGATACAAATGTTGTTGGATATGGTTGGTTATTATTACTATTGGTAGTAAGTGGTCTATTTAATGATCCAAAAAATTCAGCACTATCCAATTGGACTTGACTTCCATTGGAAAAAACATTGAGGGGTTTCCATTTTTGAGATTCAGGTAATGATTGACCAACTATATTTGCGTCTTGGTATCCATATTCACCCTCATTAGACTTCGTATTTAATAACGATCCAGGATCTGGTACTTGTTCATAACCACCCTCATTCCCATATTGATTCAATGGAAATAATTTATTTGCAAAAGACGGTTCGTCAATTAACTTATCAGGACTATCTTGTACAGATGTGTCCGACTGAATATATTCAGTATTAATAGGTTGTGTTGGTCTGTTTGGAGCCTTAGCGTAGGGAGTCAAGTTCCTAACAATAAGTTTCTTTCTAAACCCATCTGAATTTACAAAATCTAACGGACTTGCCATCTATGTTTTTTTATTTATAAATAGGTATATTCTTGTTTTTTATTATTAAAAAGTAGCCATTTGATTGGGTCCAAACGAATTTTCTCGTCTGTTAAGATTAATAATATAATTCTTGAATGATTGTTCATTGATTGCCATATTAAATGCCTTAATTACTTCCGCCATTTGTTCAGATGTCAAATTAGTTGGTAAATTTTGGAACTGAACATCTACTTTTATATCTCCATCAACTTCGATGGGTTTTTGTGGTGAGCCTGGAGCAGACCCTTGGCTAAAGTTTGGATTCACACCTGTCTGACCGAGCACTGAAATATTTCCATATGATGTGGTATCTGTTGAAGTTGGGATACCAGTTGCTGAAGTGGTTGTAGTTGTTGGTGAGCTTGGTTTGAATCCACGTCCGAAATTTTCAAATTCTGCCAATAACTCTTTTGACATATCTACAGATATTTCTTTAATTTTTTCATATGCCTCCACACCTAAAGATGCGATGTTAGCACCCGAACCTTTCATTAATTCACCGAATATGGCTTCTGGAGTAAAATTACCTGAACTAATTATATTTTTTATATCCTCACGAGCATTTTCAACCACACCTTGAACGTTATCTCTCATTCCTTTAGTTGTGAATTCTTCTCCTACTTTTTCATATAATTTTTGTGTAATGTTTCGAATTGACTCATTCATATCTTGCATTGTGGGAGCGGTTAAAGTACCACCAACAATCGCAGATTTAATTGCTGCCACATTATAATTCATAATTTCATCTAACCTTAACGATGCTTTAGCAGTCTCTTCAAGAGTTGCTGGTTGGTTCTTTTGAAACTCTATTAATCTATCAAATTGAGGTTGAGTTAAATCCGCAAGTTCTTGTTGTGTTCCATCTTCTAATGTTACTTTATATGTCCCGGTCTTACTATCCAATTTAGCAATATTTGCCAAATATTGTTTGTCCTCCTCACTTGCAATTGTAAGACCCGCAGCATCTACCGCGGATAATCTTTTATCAAGTTCTGAGGCCGCTAATCCCATTTTAGACAATGATCCTGCAGATAACCCCGCAGCTTTTTCCATTTCTCTTAATGTTAAAACCCCTTGAGGATTAATTTTGAAAGTTTTGGTCTCAGCGTCGAATTCAGTAAACTGTTTCGCAATGTCCGCTAAACTGTCTTGTAATCCTGAAGGGTCATTAATTGACATATTCATTAATTGGAATGGGTCAACTAAGTTACCAGCGGCAACTCCCAATCTTTGGAATGCCCCTGCGACTTCTATTGCTCCCTCGGGGTCTAAAACTTTTTCTGCCAATGCAAAGGTTTCTTTCATTTCGAACCTCAACATTGAGGCCCTTGCTGCCATTTTTGTTAAACCTTGAACCCCTCCTTCAAACTGATATCGGTTCATTTGTTCCATATTTTTTTGGACATCACCGATAACTGTTTTAGCATTACCACCAATACTTTGAACATAATTCATGGAGTCTTTAAGAGCATCTGGTATTGATTCTATACTCATACCGACATCTAAGAAACTCTTAGATAAAACATCTGCACCTAATCCTAAAACTTTTTGAATTGTAAATAACTTTTCAACTTCTTCTGCGGTGGTTATAACATTCCGTCTCGATTCTATCGCAACTTGACTTATAATTTCAGAAACATCTTTAATTTCTCCACCCAATTTATTAACACCAGGTACTGCATCTGCGATAGCAGTTTGTATCTCATAAATCCTCTCCCTTGTTTGAGTAAATGTTTTTAGTACTCTATTACTATATTCTGATAAGGCTGTTTGAGATTTGACAAAATCCATATCTCTTGGGTCGAGTTTACCTCCCCCTCCATATGTAAAACTTTCTGGTGTTGGCCCTGTACCTGATGCTGGTGCTCCTTGAAACATAATATTGTGTTATATCTATAAATATAAAAGGACTGAAAAATCAGTCCTTTCTATTTAATTCAACCCATTTATCCAAAAGATACTTTCTAACAAACAATGGCATTATTAAAAAATCAGAATATGAAATGCCTAAAAGTGTTTTCAGATAGTAAAATTCATCTATTTGTCCCTTTCTATAATCAGAAGAAAGGGCGAAAAAAGTCCACCCCAAACCCAACATTGACTGTTAGTTTCTCTCCTGATGGGGCTATTACTGTTCTCGTTAAGTCTAATCTAGGTTCATTATCATCCATGAACTTTCTAATGTATTTTGAATCCGCTATGGGCATTTGGTCGATAAATTTAGAAATTTCTGACCTATCTTCTACTCCATTTATTTCAATAATTTGTTTATTCAATCTCCAAGTAACCTTCGGTGCGGTTCTTCCTTGTGGATAAGACTCCACCATTTTTTGAACCTCCATGATTTCACCATAAGTCATTGGTTTCAATTTCACAGTTGTTTGTGATTTTGGTAACATAGTTATAAATGTTCCATCTTCAGAAGGGAGTTGACCCTTATTTACATTTAATTCGTCTAACCTAACCGTTCCCTTAAATGGTTTTTTGGTAATTGGGTCCACCAAATTCAATTCCATCTCAGGACCGAACGCAGTGTTTCTAAGAAAAATTAGAATAGATTCAATATCCCCTTCTAACAAATCTTCGATACGTACATCTGGTTCATATATTTTTGACCTCAATAAAGTTTGAGTCATGTCATTCCCACCACCCATCAAAATGTTTTCGTCGTTTGCTGTGAGATATCCGACTTTAATTGATTTTTTCTTATTCTTGTAGAATACACCTTGTGAAGGTAAAGGTACAACATCGTGAGGTAACGAAAAGTTGTTTTGACCGTAATCTCTTGATTGATTATCCATATAAAAATTTAACCGTAAAGTTTATTGCTTTACGGTTAAATATAAAAGTGTTTTATTTTTAATAAATAGTATCTTGATAAATTAGTAGACTAACACACATCTGTCCATTCTCAAACTAGCAGTAATTTCTGCTAATCCGTCTGTGCTATATCCTAATGAACCAAAGTTAACATCTGTTAAGAATGTTCCATAAAGAATCCACTTTTCTACAACAACACCGGTTGGGTCAAGCATTTCAAGGTCAATATCTTTCTTATAACCTGCGGCATATCCCATACGACCTGTTACAGATTCAGCGTGTAAACGAACCCACTCCATAAGAGCCTGTGCCGCTGATGGACCAATTGGGTCTCTAAATTTCACACTAATCGGATCCCAATTGAATCGTCCCGCAACGAATGTTGATGTATTTAGGAATTGGATTTCTGTAGATCCTATTTTAATTGATGGTCTTGCTGCAGATTCAACAAACCACTCATTTATACCAAGTGATGATGGAAACCTTAAGATAAAACGATTCTGTCGTTTTGGTTCGTAAGGAATCGGCATTTTCATTAATAAATCAGCCATGTGTTTTTAATTTTTTTGTTTTTGTTATTTTATAGATAAATATATCCGTACTCAAAAATTTTTCTATTTACTTTTTTTTTGAGATCCGTATTCTTAATTTACTTCTTTCTTATAGCCTCCAGCAGTAGAATAAGTTTTAACAATATTATCTGGTTTATTTTTGAAATGCTTTTGCATTACTTCTATATTTTTTGGATCATCGTCACTAAATCCTATTGATAATTTTTCTGGATTAAATTTATTAGCAATATCCTTTTTTAAGAATGCTTTTTTATTAAGTACTGCTGCCATTCCTTTAATATAACTAACAAAATCTTCCATCGCTTCGACTTTGGCTTCTTCAGGATTAACAGCCCCTTTGTCGTCTCCAAAAGATACCGGATGATACTTATTAAGTTCTAAATAAGATTTGATAAGTTCTTCATCCGTCATTTCATCTTCTCCGACAAAAGACCTATATTTTTTAAGATTTTTAATTAACTCATCCTTGTCGATTCCGTTGAAACCTTCTATAATATAGTTATAAATTGCTTCTTTTATAGTGTTTGGATTATGACCTCTCGCAGTTATTATTGCAAATATTGAACCATTATTTATCGCTTCTCTGAAATCATCGAATGCCGGTCCTTTTCTCGCTCTTAATGAATCCACCAAAAAATCTTTGTCCCCGTCAGTTCTAAAGTTTCTAAATGGAGAGTCTGAATATCCCACAATTTTATTACCTTTATATGTGAATGGTTCTTTCCCTATTAGATGTCTAAACTCTGCAAAATCATCAGTTGACATTCCAACTTCATTACCTTCCTCATCTTTGACCAAAATTTTTGTTGGCATGTGAACAATATTATCGTCCCAATCGAACGCATAATATTTGAGGTCTGGTGCTCCTTCACTTTTGAATCCTTCTGTAAACTCTTTTCTCATTTGGCTAAAGGGGGGATATAATCCCCCCGTAATTTGTTATTAGATATTTTCGAACGAAGCTCCTGTTGGAGTGATGAAGAATTCGATATCGATGAATTCTAATGCCTTCGTTGGTTTTAAGTATATCTTACCTGTTAATGTATTTCTATCTAAGTCTTCAGGTGTAGAAGAAACTGTTACTCTGAAGTCATAAAGACCTCTATCTCTTCTAATTGAATCTAAGATAGGGTTAACACTATCCAAGAATTGTTGTCTAACGATTTGGTCGTTTTGTTCAAACAACAATCTTACCGCCACCGCAGAAATTAACTTTCTTGCTTGAAGTAACAATCTTCTTACGTTCAATCTGTTAAGTGCGGTGTCAGCAACTTGTAAAGTTTTGTTACCCCAAATTACTGTTCCCACATCAGAGAAAGTTGCGATAGGGTTGATTCTACCTTGATAAAGAGTATCTCTATCTTCTTGAGTCAACTTAACTCTCGCCTTGATTGAATTTACAAGACCTCTTGTGTAACCCGCTGAAGCGAACCAAGGGAATGCAATATTATCTGTCAATGCTAAGTTTCTACAAACTTCACCTGTTGCAGGTAAGTAGATTTGTGTATTATTAACAGTATCTCTTGTAAGAATCCAAGGATAATAAGTTGCTGTGTAGTTAGAATCAATACCTGTGTTATCCAAATTATCAACCGCTTCTTGAGAGTAAATGATATCTAAAGGATTAGTTGCATCAGGAGTATACATTTGATAATCAGGAGTAGTTGCAATGTAAACTGAATCCGCTCTTGAGAATTGTACCATGTCGATAGTCTCTTCTACAAGGTTAGAGTTGTTTACATAATCGATACTTGATGTTGCAAATACGTTGATATTAGTTGATTCAGGATTTGCAAATGTCAAGATACCGAGTAAGTAAGCGTAGTAGTCAGTGTTTGCAAAATCTTGAGTATTGTTTTGAACCACAATTCTCTTGAATAGACCATCACCAGTCGCGTTTGGATATCTAGTTGAAGGGGCAGCTCCCGCTAAGTACCCATCTGCACCTAACACGAATCTATCTTGGTTTGTTCTAAACTCTCTATAGATATCCCATCCATCAAATCCACCTGCAAAACATACTAATGATACGGCGACCACCG